CACAAACCCAAGGCCCCTAGATAGTCCCGCCACTGGCCGTATGGCCTTTGGTGGGTCGGCGGAGCATCCCGCCGTGGTCGGTTCGCAAGACGAGAGCCAATTCGACCGAAAGGTTCGTTCACAGCAGCCAGCAAAAAGTGAACAACAGCGAAGCCGTAGCCCGGCACAAAAGACAGGTCCTAAGCGAAAGCAGAATGCGGACCCCCAATCAGGTGCGAGGACGATCAACCGTTGTGTTGTAGTCGTCGAAAGGCGCTCTCTCAATCAGAGAGCGCGTGAGATTTCGCCCGACCTTGAGAGCGCCATTGTTGCGTACTCAGGTGCGAGGTATGTTTTTAAGATATTGGCGGCCAGCGATGAGATCGTGGGCAAAGTCAAGGATGTGGCCCAAGTCGTGGCCCGAGCGGCTTATTTCTACAGCTTGTACAAAGACCCTAAGGGTTTTTTGAAGCGAACTTATATGAATGACCGCACGGAACCCATGCCCTTGCGTGAGAAAGTGTTGTTGGCTGCCAATTTGGCGTACTTAGCCGCGCTTGTTTATGAAGAGTGGCAGAAAGCCAAAGACCGAGCCAATCCTGCAGCGAACTTGAATGTGTACGAGGTCCATGAATCTTGTACCGTGTCGGCGACAGTTGAGATTCTTCCCGATGTTGGTGAAGAGGCCACAAATGCGTCTAGTAGTTTTTCGTGTGTTGAAGAAGCCATTGAAGGGACTCCGGTCCAAGTTGTGGCTGAAGACACGTGGATTTCTACCTTTGAAGACGAGCTGGCTGGACACCAGGAAGAAAGCGTCTGTTATACTCCTGGCGTCGTCGTCAGCGATGACGAGCTTTTGTCGGAGTTAGAAGTTATGATCGGAGGGCGAGTTGGAGTTGTTGAAGAAACCATTGATCGGACGTGCGTCCACGCTGTGGTTGAAGATGACTTGCACCGCCTCTTTGTCAAGTACGGGGTTTCCCTTCCCGATTTCAGTGCTGTTGACCAAAGTGCCTCTGTGGAGGTGGCTATTGTGTTACACAACGTTGTTGGTGAAGAGATCAAGCGGATCTCGAGCCAGTTCCCTTTGCAGCATATTGAAAACGGCTCTTCAATTTATTTCAATCTCAAGCATGTTTGGAATAAAGTGGAAGGAGCTGGATTGCGAAAGGGGCGATTGCCGAGCGCAGATGATAAGCCGTGTGAATTTGCACGGATCTTCCATGCTGACGCTATGGATGAGCTAATGAGACTTAAGCTTCGCCCTTCCACGCGTTCGCGAGTCGTGCTTACTGGACCTCTTAGTGATGAGGAGCTTATTGCTCTAAATTCTAGGAACCTCGAAGCACGCATGTCTGCAGGAGGGAGAAGGATGCGTTGGATGAAACTTCCAGATAGGAAGGATCGTTACGACGTCGACACCTTCTGGACCAGCGATGGCAACGCGCAGCACAACCAGCGTCTGATCAAGTTGTTCAGGCGAGGAATTGTTAAGCAGATTGCCCTGTGCGGTGCAACCTTCATCAGCGGAAGGAAGTGGCCGTTCCCGGTGTGGTGTGGTCCTGAATCATTTGTCCGTTTTTGCAGGGCAGTGGTCCAACGCAAACACGAATTTCGCTCTTTGTTCCTTTTGGGGATATTGAACCAGGACGTTGCTCTGGATTTTTTCTCTATGTGTACAACCCACATTCCTTTGGACCAGTACATTTTGACTTCGTTCGACATGAAGCCGGACGGTTCGTATGATCCCACCGGAATGTTGCGAATCACTGGAGCCCTTGTGGCGCTTGTGAATGCCGCAGTCAAGAGAGATCCTATACAATTTGCGGCTACTTCGCTTATGATGATTGATTATCTTCCGTCGCTCGTCAAGTCGGTAGACTTTTCGAGTCTCGATCGTTTCTTGGAACAGTTCGAGTTACCGACTGTCGCGGATTGTTTTCCGGACACGGTTGTGTTAACTGCTGGGGAAGATAAACCGAGTCTCTTGGACATGTTGCCGAAGAGCCTCAGGTTTTCACCTCCTGTTCGCGCTCTCTTTTCGCTGTGCGCTATCGTCGTCACTTCTAAATTTGTGGCGGACCTCAGTTTTACCAAGGCTGTGTGCGCCCATGTTGATTGGTCTGCAGCGTCTGAAGAGCTTTCTTTGGCTGCTAAGTGCGCCGCCGCGGTAAGGGACGTCGTTAAGGGACTTCAGAAGGTGTTCCTTACTGGCGACTGGCGAGATTTCGCTGCTCCTCCGCCTTGGCTAGTGTTTCTGGACAAGACAGATGAGTACACCCGACTCACGAAGGAAGAACTTTCGGCGGCACAAATGGAGGAACGAGTTTTGGAAATTATGTCGCTGTTGGAGTCGATCCGCTACGAACACTCAACGCCTGAATTGCTTCGGGCGAAGAATGCTATGAAGGATTTGGCATCTTCTTATAGGCGCCTATTGGCAGCTGAGCAATCCCGCGGCATACCTTTCTTTGTTTTCCTTTATGGGGAGCCCGGAACAGGTAAGACTGTATTGATTGAGGACATACTTGCGCGTCTGCGCAAATTAGATGGGATCGCTGATTTTGTTGGCGACACCATTAAGGTCAACGTCCACGATAAGTTTCCTGCGAGCTCTGGGCTCAACCGCTCGGCTAACGCCTTGGTCTTTAATGATGTTCCTGGTGACTACACGAATTTTCCCCAGCAAGACAAGTTGTCTCTTGATATCTTGCTCCAGCAAATCATCGATTCTGAGGGCTTTTATTTTAGAGCAGCCGGCGTCGAAGATAAGGGAATTTTGCTTAATGACATTAGGTATGTCGTGATCACTTCTAACAACAAAAGTTTTGCCATGGTTGACGAAACGGCTAAGTTGATTAGGAGGATTGAAAAAGGTATTTCTGTGTCTCTGTTCTTTGATCGCAATCACAAGGGAGACCATTCTTATGTCACCCTGAATGAGTTGGTCCCCCGCGCTAGCGATAGACATCTGGAGTTTGAACCAACTTCGTTGAATTTCGATAGGGCTGGGTTCTTCCGCCAAGTAGACGTGCGCTACCAGGCGTATCTGGAGACGGAAATCCAGCGCCAGATGAAGTTCGGTGAACAAGCACCGCGTTGCACTTGTGGGCTTCGAGAAGCTAGCCACATGGTCAAGGGTGCGCGTGTACGAATTTACGACGAGTGTGCATTGCTTCCATGGCTTTATAGTCCTACGGAGATTTCGGCGAACGAAATAGTGGGGGCCACATGCGTCGAGGAAAGCTTTTTGCTCTTCATCGAGGTGGCATTCAGCATGCTTAGCCTGGGAGATTTCAGAGTCAAGTTACGTGCCATGTATGCGCTGTTCGAGCTGGCAATTTATTGCGCTCACGGCGTTCCGTATAGGAGGAGAGTTATCCCCTATTTTTTGCATTGTGTGGTGGCTTTTCTCCCCTGGTACGCTGGTGTTATGGCACATGTGTCATATAATTTGACCGTAAGGGCTAACGCCAGTTTGTGGGCACGCGGCAGTTACGCGTGGTACATGTTTGGCGTGGGGTTGCTCCTTTGCCTCATGTGCAGCTTGCTGTTAGGCCCCGTGTCCACCGCTCTCCTTATTCTTCTCGCCAGTAAATTATATGAGTTTTCGGCTGAAAATATCGAAGACACGTTTGTTGCTGCGGCTGGAAGTTCTAAGTTTGGAACGGTCCGCTCTTTGGTTTTAGATGAAATTAGGGAGTCGGCCCGCTCGAAGGCTCGCCGCCTTTACATACGAGTTGAATTTGCGAAGGCGAGACGGTTCTTTAGAGCCCATGCCGTCGCTATTGGAGCTCTGGTAGGCGTGGCCTCGGCAGCTGTTTTGCTAAAGAAAACTTACGAGCTGACTGGCCCATCCCAAAGCATCATGTTGCGAGACGTCGAGCCCGAATCGATGCGCACGCGCGTTGAATTTAGGCAGGGATTTTACCCTGAGGTCCAAGCCGCCCGTACCTGGGCTCAGCGTGCCGAAGCTATTCATGTCCTCGTCCCCGAAACAGTAGGGGTCGGGAAGAATGACCTGGTAGGCAAGTGTCTGCAAGCCACGCGCTCTGCAATTGTAAGGCGCAACGGCAAGAAGCTTGACATGAGATGCGTCGTGTTGGGACCTAGTATGGTTCTTTTGAACCGCCACTATTTGGCTCCCGAGGGAGGCTCCATTGAACCCTTCGAGTTGGAGCTTGGAGGCATCAGAGCCGGTTTCACTTCAGCTGACGTGTGTCAGTTTGATGACACGGAGCTGGTCGTGGTGCGAAATCTGTTTGACCCAATGGCCTTCCCCCTCACTAAGTTCTTTCCCAAAGAGGATACGGCAGGGATGTCGGCTTGCAATCTCGTTTTTGAAACGGGCATCGTAGCAGTTAGTGCGTATAAGCGCACCTTTGTCGACCCGTTGAGCGGAAAGACATACCCGTGTTGGGAATGGTACCGAGGCGGCTCGCGAGGAGACTGCGGAACTTTGGTAGTCTCCACGGAACCCGCTACGATTCTAGGTGCCGTGACGTACATGAAGAGTTCCATTATTGGGCGCGAGGCGTCTGGGGCGTGTCTCTTCAACCAGAAACACATAGAACAAGCCGTGGGCTTCTTCGAGGTGCCACCTGTTGTGGTTATGACGGCGGTTGACTGTGATTACGCCCCCTTGCACCCCAAGTCGGAACTGTGGAATGTGTCTTCTCCGTACCTGAAAGTGTTAGGAACTAGCGAGAAGAAGTCTCGTACGTTCTCTAGCGTGTTTAGGAAAACCGTCATTTATGATTCGGTAGCCCCAAGGATGTCTAAGCCCATGGGCATCCCTAAGAAGCTTTCAGGAGTCGTAGATGGATCTTGGAATTCTGCATTCATGAATCAGTTCAAGTACGTGAACATGCATAACCTGGTGCCATTTTCGCAGCAGAGAAAAGCTATGCTTTCGTACGTGGCCGACATGAAAAAAGCTCCGTTCACCGGAAATCTTGCCCCCCTAGATTTGGCACATGCCATCTTTGGGGACAGGTCGATCGGTGTCGAACCCGTTCCGATGAAAACTTCAGTTGGAGATCCACTCCGTGAGCTCGGATACAAGAAGAAGTACGATCTCTTCGTTGCGGGTGATGACGACAAATTGTCACTCGTTCCGGTTGTCCGTGAAGGAGTTGAAAAACTTGTCGCGCGCTGGGAAGAAGGGACAATTGAGCCAGTGAGAGTCTCAATGACTCCCAAGGATGAGATTAGAGATCAGGCCAAATTGGACGTGTTTAAGATTAGGCTTTTTGCCGTTGTCGATTTCACGTATAATATCGCTTTGCGCATGTTTGTCATGCCGATTATATCCTTTCTCTTAGGCAACCCCTTCTTCTCACACTGCTTCGGTGTCATGAATGCGGGATCTCACCAGTGGGGCCAATTGGCTCACCACGTGTCGTCGGCAGGTGGGAGTGTTTCCGACATGGATTTTTCCGCGTATGACACTTCGCATGGCATGATATCTTTTCTGCTAGTCGCTGAGTTCTTTTACTTGATAGCTCTGCACGTGGGTTATTCAATTGCCGAAGCAACTTGCACCTACATGGCTATCGTGTCGCTTTGCGTACAGCATACGTCTTTTAATGGGGATTTTTTGCTTAAAATCAAATCAATGCCTAGCGGCGTGGTGGTCACACTCATATTCAACTCTGTCTGGAATGAGACCATGATGAGGGTAGCTTTCCTCGAGTTGTGCCCCGAAATTCCAATTGAGAGATTCACCGAACTAGTGAAACCCGCTCACGTTGGAGACGACAATATTTTCGGGATCTCGCCTGAGATAATTGACAGGTTTAACGCCGTAACCATTTTCGCCTTCTACGAGCGTATGGGCTACGTCGCCACACCTGCTAGCAAGAATGGCGCCCCGGTCCAGTTTGGCGAGTTGAAAGACCAGACCTTCCTAAAGAGGAAGTTTGTCAAGGATCCCGAAACAGGGTACTGGTTTGCTCCGCTGGATATGGACTCCATTTGGAAGTCATTAGCTTTCGAGAAATCGGACGCAGGCGTCACCCCCTTGGAACGCCTCTACGCGTGCGCCGAGAATGCGCAGCGAGAGTTGTTTCTCCACGGTAGGCCGGCCTTCGTCAAATTTCAGACTGAGCTGAATGATATTTTTAAGGCGCACGGGTTAGAGGAACCTCGACAGTTGTCGTGGGATGAACTGCTGTTGCATTTTGAGAACAGCACTTTCACCACGTATGACTGCTGAGGGGACTAACCCAACAAAGCTGTGGGCCTATGGCGGACAGGAAAACTCTAAATTGCCAGAGCTGGCTTCAGTGCTCGTGAACCATCTCCTTAGTGTCGGGTGTGATGTACCTAGACATGAGAGGTTCGCATGAATCCTATTGACGAATTCCACGCGATTATGTGGGAAGTAATCCAAAGATGATGTTTCGTCGATAGCCCATTTTCTCTTCCGTGCAGCCTGAGATTGCTCGCACAATGGAATAAACAAATCTCGCAGAACTAAATCAAAATTTACAAGGAGTGTCTTCAGAACAGGTCGCAGACAACGCCACAGTTATGGTTGACGAATCTGTTGTAATCCGCGAGGAGAAGGCAGATTTCTCCCTCGGAGCCGAATCGCGGTTTTCCAGATATGTCGACCACCCGGTTCTCATTAACCACCTCGTCTGGGACGGGACCACCGCGAGTTCTGTCTTGACGGTTGATGTTTTGGACTCTTATAGGCTACAAGCGCCAGCGTCTATTAAAGCCAAGTACTCGAATCTTGGATATTTCACAGCAGATTTGAAAATCAAGGTTGTCGTGCAAGGCACAGCGCAGGCCTTCGGCCAGATGGTCTTGGCTTTCTATCCCTATATGATTGACACCAATCCCGCGAGGGAAGCCGTCATTCTCGATAGATACGACGTGTTTGGCGTGGTAAATAGCAAGATAGTGCCCCACATCGTCATAGATCCCTCCAAAACCATGACATACGAGCTGGTGCTCAAGTGCCCGACGCCCTCGGGGTATTATTCGTTCTCGCCGTATTATTCGCAGGGATCGTACCAATTGTCGAGGTGGATCATTAACCCTATGGGGTCTGGGACGGCGACAGCGGCGACAGCCAACGTGTGTGTGTACATGTCTTTAGACAATGTGTCCCTGGACGGCTTGACTAATAGGGTGGTAATGACGTCGAATCCGTTCGTCGAGGAAAAGGGGAAATTGGGATCGCTAGCTGACGGGGCAGCAGATTTCGCTTCTAAGGTTGGAGGCGCGGTACCAGTTTTGTCGCCATTTACTACGTTATTCTCGGGAGTGGCGTCGGGTGTAGGAAAGATTCTTAATACCCTTGGGTACAGCAAGCCGCCCTCGGTAGGCACTCAGATCGTGTCGCTGCAGAGAACTTTCGACGCATATTCTCAGGTCGACGGGACGTACCAGGGCCTGGTACTGGGCCCGTCGCAAAGCAACGGAGCGGCAATCAGCCCCGAGTATGGGCTAGGAAGCGTGGATGAGATGGAACTATCCCATATAGCTGCAATTCCCGGCTTGATAGTGCGCGATTCCACTGTGACGAATGCGCAGGCAGCTGGGTCGTTGGTATCACAGTGGGCCGTGAATCCGATGGCGAGCTATTTCACGACCGGCCCGGAGCGGTTTGAGCCGTCCCCCGTAGCAGGTCTAGCAGCTATGCACGCCGCGTGGAGAGGAGACCTGGTGTATACCTTTGAGTTTGTCGCCTCGGTGTTCCATCGTGCCACGTTGTTGATAGCGTACGATCCTTATCCGGGAGCCGTTGCCCCAACGCTGGCTGAGGCGCTGACTAACCTTGAAAACACCACTGTGAACGTGAGTGGCAATGCGGTTGTTTCAGTATCTGTCCCTTTTAAGCAGCCCTTTCCAGCCATGAGAATCCAAGGCACTTTTGCAGGCCCTGGTATGGCGGATGGCCCCAATTCCAACGGGAGGTTGTATTTGTACGTGATCAACCCTGTCAAATCTAACGGGTCTGCTGATCCGTTGAGATACAATATTTATATGTCTAGTCCGAACATTAAATATTTCTTGCCAAACCCGCATCGTTTCACAGGACTGAGGATTACGATGACGTCCAATCTCTTCGTTGTCGATGAAGAAAGAGTTTCTTTCGGCAAAACGAATGGCATGGAGCTCTCCGGCTATCTGTGTTATCCAGATGCCCCTACCAGTGTCAAACAGATTGCTTCGCGCACTTTGGATTGGACTGAAAGCACTTTTCCTATTGCCTTCGGAGTCAACGCCTTCCACTTCAACTTACCTCAGCTTGTTGAAGCCAACCAAAACATTACGTATCCCTCTTGGATCGGATCCGCGTATCTGGGAGTCAGGGGCAGTTTTAACTGGACGGTGTCGACCTACCCTTTTACGAATGTTGGCAAGCCTAGAGCGCGTGTTAGCCACCACGTCCATCATGCTTCAACTATTCCCTATGGGGTGTCCACTGGTGCGCCGCCGGTCACGGTTGAGAATTCGTATGCGTGGGGGCAGCCGAATTTAGAAGTGGCTTCGCGAGTCGATGTGAATGCACCTATTGAGATCGGGTGGCGGTTCGTCCCTTTTAGGCAGAGATACTCCACCTACCATGATACAGTTCTGACAGATTTTGTTTATCCCTTCAATACTGGAGGCGAGGTCGACGTCGCCGTTGCGGGAGGAGATAATTTGTCTTTTTGTTGGTTTTTAGGATTTCCAAAGGTGAACTACTAACCCACGGACCAGACGTTTAAACGGACCGTATCAAGCGTGGACGCGCGATATAAACCAAATGGTAAAAACTATAAAATAATATAACGTATTTGTTGTGTAGTGTGTTTACAAATTTGAGAAAGAGAAAAACAAGCGCGGAAGCGCGATATAAGCAAAACATAAAAATAATAATAACGTTTGTTGTGTTCTTTTTGTGGTACGACTGTAGTATTTTACAGGCACGGACCCGGATGTGTGGTCAAATATGTGCCGACAGCTCTGATATTTTTTAAGATATAGGGCCGTTGGCCCTTAAAAA